TTTAAAGAACACTGATCAATTACCAAAACTTTTTAGAGACAGATATAGAGCGTTTATCAAACCTCGTAGCCCCTTGTCAATTGACCCTGTGTTTGTCAGACCAAATTATTTGTACCTATCAATCAATACTAAAGTCAAATATAATATTACACAGACATCTCTAGGAGTTGATGATGTGAAGGCATTAGTAGTATCGGCCATTCAAAATTTTAACAATCAAAATCTTGATGGATTTAATAAGACATTGTTCTTTAGTAAATTAGTTGCGGCTATTGATGACTCTCAAGATGCAATCATCAGTAATGACACGACTGTCAGAGCGACTAAATTTATCACAACCGCAGAATTAGTGAGAAATAATTATGTGTTAGATTTTGATATGCAATTACAAAATGATTATGGTAAAATTGATACTCTCACATATCCATTAAATCGCTCGCGAGCTGTTGAATCAGAATCCTTTGCGTTCGATGGAGAAACATGTTTTATACATGATGATGGGGACGGCAATTTAAATATTGTTAAAGAAACTTCTGATAATGAATGGGAAATTTTGACTCAAATAGGTTTTGTAAACTATATAACTGGACGAATTAGATTAAACAACTTTTCTACAGGTAATCTAAAAACAAGCTTTAAAATTACAGTGACACCAAGAGAAAAAGATATTTTCTCTCAGAAAAAATCTATTTTAAGAACACTCGATCAAGATATAAAAGTGACAATTGAGCAGGTTAGACTCTAATGGCTTTAGAAGTCGAAAAAAATATTTCGAAATTTATCGAACAACAATTTCCTGAATTCTATAAAACTGAAGGAGAAAAGTTTATTGCTTTTGTCCAAGCATATTATGAGTGGTTAGAATCAAATAACAGGGAATTGTATCATGCTCGTAACTTAACAGATTATAGAGATATCGATAATACAATTGATGATTTTATTCTCGACTTTAAAAACAAATATCTTTCTAACATTCAATTTAACATTGCTACTAATAAGAGACTTTTTGTTAAAAATGCCTTAGAATTTTATAGGGCAAAGGGCACAGAAAGAGCAATCGATTTATTCTTTAAGTTGGTTTATGGTATAGAAGCAAGAGTATATGAACCATCACGTGATCTTTTTAAACTCTCTGATAATGAATGGGAAGATAAAAGATATCTTGAAATGGTTCCATCTCCTACAAATTTAAATTTTATTGGCAGACAAATTTTTGGTTCAAGTTCTAAAGCTTCAGCATTTGCCGAAAGATTAGTTAGAGTTAAGAAAGGCAATTTATACATCGAAGTGATTTTCCTCAGCGCTTTGAATGGTACTTTTAAAACAAACGAACACATATATGCAGTCGCAGATAATGGCGTAGATCGTTATCGTAATGAAGTAATCGGTTCACTTACATCATTTGAAATTTCTGCTTCAGATGCAAATTTTGTTGTAGGTGAAGAAGTAATTGTTGAAGGCGGCGAAGGTAAAAAAGGAAAAGCCATTGTAACAAGTATTGAATCTGAAGTTGGCGTTGTTAGTTTCGATATGATAGAATATGAGTCGGGTTGGGGATATAGTGCTGATACTCAACTCATTGGCATGGATAGAATGTTGCTTTTAGATGATGTAGTTTTAGAAAATACTGATTATTTCTATCATATTGATCTATTTCAACAATTTAAAACAGTACATCAAGATCTTGCTCTAGTTTATTTTGACGAAGATAATAGTAATACAGATGCATTTACTCTCGGCGCTGAATTACATGTTCACTACAGTGATAATACTGCACAAAATTCTGTGTTTGATTGTACTGTTGTAGAAGTTAATAAGAATCAAGATTATATTATTATTAATTTTACAAAGGCAGATTATTTAAATTCTAATAATCAGATAGAACTCGATGATGGTAGACTTTTACTGGGAGCCAGTGTCAATAATTTCTACACTAATACGGGCGCTGAACTTGTAGTAGATAGCGGCGCAGGTAATATTTCAGATTCATCGATATCTGGAAATGTTATCGCGACTGGAAATGTTTTTACTATTGAATATACAACAAACGATGACAGTATATTGATTTCTGGTGACAAAATAATACAAAGAGAAGATACTAACACTTTGACATTTGCTGAAGTTACTGTTGCAAATACGTTTTCAAATACAACATCTGGACAACAATTTGCAAACGTTATTAGGAATAAGGGATTTTTTAGAACAAATAGAAATTTTATTCGGCAGCGAACTGGACAAAACGAGGTGTATGGTTCAATTCAAAAAATGTCCAATGTGCAAATCGGTATCATCAATAATGGAACTGATTTAGTAGGTGGTATACCGTTTAAAAAGTTAGCAAATACTTATACATCTAATACCTCGTTGGGTAGTTACGCTAAAGGTTCTGCCAATAATAATAGTTTTTCATTTACAACGAAAGCCACTATCAGAGGTCCTGAACAGTTCTTAGAAGATACTAAAGATTATTTTTACTATGAGACGACGACTCGTGAAGGTGGACCATTTTATGTCGGTTTGATGGATACTGATACAGCTATTGGTAATCTCGACACATATGACGCAGCATCTCCACAAAACTCAGTATTTCAATGGATAGCCGGCGGAAATACTATTCAATTCAGTAATACACTAATCGGTGATGCTCTGAATTTTACTAACACCGCTATTCAAGTTGGATCTCTCGATAGATTAATAATTACAAATCCAGGTGAAGGATACGGTATTTCTCCATTTTATATTGCATATGACCCACTTGCATTTCATACTGAGCGTTATGACTTTTATATCAGATATGTTTCAGAAGACGAGGATGATGTGTTAAAAGCTTTTCGTTTAGGTGAAATTATAAGAGTAGGTACATCAAACGCGTTTGGACGAATTAAACAATTTAATGTTAATACACGAGAGTTAATAGTTACACGACTACACACTACTCAAGATGAATCTGCATTTGCTTCTCGTTCACAATGGGGTGTACAAGATGATTTTAGAATAGGCGATGTTATCAAAGGAGAATCTTCTGGTGTTAAAGCTACAATTGAAGTAGTAGATGAAATGAGAATGCATCCGAGAATAGGATTAAATGCAAAAATTAACACTGAAGCATTATCTGGCGATGGTTTTGCAACATCAGTGAGAGTAATCGATTCTGGTGTGGGTTATTTCGGTCGTAAATTAGATACAACTACTGATACATATGTGCGCGGCGAACCATTGACTCTGAAATCAATCGATGATAACACTAAAACAATATCAGTTGTCGGTTTCCTTGGTAATAATGGTGTAGCTCCAGGTGTACATCCTAATCGTAAATCATTCCTCAGTACAGATAAATATCTACAAGATAATGATTTCTATCAAGAATATTCATATCAAGTTCTAACAGCTTTACCATTTAGTAAGTACAAGCAAACTTTGACTGAAGTTTTACACTTAGCTGGTAGTAAACCATTCGGTGGCTATGTCGGTACATCAGAAGCGAGCTTAGACATTGATTCTTCTCAGACTACAGATATTTGGGATATTAAAAACTATGGTCTGTTTATCAACCAAAACACTTTCTACACTGCTAACGTAGCATAGAGATAAATAAAAAATGGCAAAGAAATTAGTACCAGCAGAATTTAAAACACACATCATCGATCAGCTTATTGAATCAGTCACTGAGCGTGCGAATACCTCGTATTATGCCTTTATCGGTGATCACGAAACAGTAGCATCTACACTCGAAGAAGTTAATACTCCACTAGAAACTGTCAATAAATTAAACTCTGAAGTTTTTCGTAATATGATTTTTGGTAAAAGAATAAACAGCAATGATATGCGGTTTATGATTCAGAGAAATGATTGGGAATCAGGTACAGTTTTTGAAATGTATGACGATCAAAAACAAGAATTACAAGATAGTAATTTTTATACTGTAGTCGACGAAGATTCGTATAAGCACGTGTATAAGTGTTTATATAATGCAAATGGTGCTCCTAGTACAATCAAACCTCTTTTCGAAGATGCAAAATATGATGCGGATTTGTATGTGACTGGTGACGACTATTACGAAACTTCTGATGGTTATCAATGGAAGTATATGTATAGTATTACTTCGAGTGATTTTACTAAATTTGCGACTGAAAAATATATTCCTGTTGTAGCAAATACACAAGTAGAACAAAATGCTGTAGAAGGCTCTATCGACGTAATTAAAATTGTTACTCACGGAAAGAATTATCAAAATCATATCAAAGGTAAATTTCAACAATCTGATTTAAATCGAATCACTGCGTCTATTGCCGCAATCTATGGTTTGACAAATGCATCGCGAGTGTATAGAATAGCAGCAGGAGCAAATCAAACAGAGAATTTTTACAAAAATACAATCATGTATCTTTCTAGTGGTGTGGGTTCTGGTCAATTTAAAAAAATAGTAAAGTCGATAGAAATACCTGATATTGGAGGAGTTTTTGTTGAACTAGAAGATAATTTTACTACTATACCAGACGAAACCACTACATACGAAATTTCTCCAGCTGTTCAAATTACAGGTGACGGTACTGAAACGACTAATGCTATTGCAAGAGCGATTATAAATTCTACTGCATCCGATAGTATTCATAAAATAGAAATGTTGAATGTAGGAGCAAATTATTCCTATGCTACTGCTACTGTTCTCACAGGAGAGCCACAACGAGATTCTGGTGGAAATTCTATAGATGTTACTGCGGCTACTATTCGACCTATTACGGCACCGCAGGGAGGACATGGAGCAAATACTATTGTAGAATTTGGAGCTACGAGATTAGCATTTAGTACTAAATTAAATAGAGATGAATCGGGTGCTGTTGATCCTACAAATACATTTGGTCAGTTTGGAATAATTAGAAATCCGCAGTTCGCGAACGTAGCTATCTACACAGAAAATACTTCAGGTAGTTTTATAGAAGATGAAACTATATGTCAATTTACTAAGTTACAAATAGGTGATCAATTATCATGGATGGCGAACAGCGCTGTCGGCAATTATTTGCTAGATCAATCTGGGGTAACAGATAATGAGTATGGTTCACATTTTAAGCAAGGAGATTATATCTTTGTTAAAACTGAAGGTACTGCGCCGTCATATAGGCTCTATACAGTAGGTAACGGATCTAATAATACGGCTATCAACATTAGTACTACAATTGATATTACAGACGGGACAAATTGTACAGTTTATTATGTGCATAAACAAGCTGAAGCCAAAGTCAAAAATATTAATCCTCCATTTCCAACTACAAATACACCGACTTCTGGTATGTTAGTAGATGATTGTTCTCCAGAATTTAGAAAAGGACGACTAATATACGGCTTGGAATCTAAAAATATAGCAACTATCAAAGGAATTGATATAAATAATAGAATTAATGATGGTAATGCTGACTTCATTTTTAATAATTTTAATCAAATGACGAAGATCATTGGAACTAGTATTACTGGAACATTTACACAAGATGAGACTGTCACATTAAATTCAGCGAATGCGCAACTACATTCTGTCACAGGTGGAAATACCCTCAATTTAACGAATGTTACTGGAAATTTTACATCAGTAGGTACTGTTAAAGGCGCTGTCAGTGAGGCAGAAATGGAGGGAACACAAAACGATCAACTAGACGTCGTTTACGGTGATCTAGATCCTAACTCAGGCAGCGTAATTTATTTACAAAACGACATTCCAGTCGATAGAAACGAAAACCAAACAGAAGAAATTCGTGTAATATTGGAGTTTTAAGTAATGCCCCTAAATACAAATCTACTCGCTTCTCCCTATTTTGACGATTTTGATAGGAATAAAGACTACTATCGAATTTTGTTCAAACCAGCAACTGCCGTACAGGTAAGAGAAGTAAACCAACTTCAATCAATGCTGCAAGATCAAGTCGAGCAGTTTGGTGATCATATTCTTAAAGCTGGAACTATTCTATCTGGGTGTGATTTTACTTTTAAAAATGCATTTCCGTATGTCAAAATTCTAGATACAACTCAATCAGGGGCCGCGGTTGATCTTGCTGATATTAACGGACTATTTGTAAAAGAAAATGCAACAGGAAAAATAGCTAAAGTTGTTCATGTCGAAAATGGTTTCGAAAATGATGCGGCTGGTAATCTTAAAACTCTTTATCTAGATTATAATGATGACGCCGATGTAACTCAAGTAGTAGATGAGTTTACTCAAGGAAATATTCTGAGAGTCTTTGCTAAAGATAATCGTCTATTTGATTTGACAGTGTCAAGCGGCGGCACGATTCAAGCTTTCTCTAATAGTGACGTTGTTGTTATTTTACCAGCCATCGAAGTTGTGACTGTCACCGATAGTGATAACAACTGGCCGAATCCTTTTGTTCAAGGTGAAACACTCACGAACTCTTCAGGATCTGTAGAAGTTTTATTGACTAGTGATTCCGATTTCTATACTAATACTGAAAATGAAACTTCTATTCTACGTATCAAACCGAATCCCGCAAAACAATCAGGCAGTAATCTTGATGTAGATTCGTGGGAAAAATTAGCTGTAGGAACAGTATTAACTACTAGCTCTAGTAATAATGAATTAAAAGTAGTTGGTTTTAGAGGTACTGGAGCAACAGGAACAGTTACAACTACAACTGCTGGCCAAATTGCAGATCTCACTCTGACGCGCGGAGGAGTTGGTTACGACGTTTTACCTCACGTGAGTGTTTATTCTCTTGGTGCCACACCCACACAAATTCAAAATTTAGTGATAGCACCACAGGGTTTTTATCAAGAAGTTACTATTGCAAGTTTAGCAGATTTTACAGATCCAGTGGGCTACGGCTACGGTGTATCTGTATCTGCGGGTAAAATTTATCAAAAAGGATTATTTTTGAATGTTGGTTCTCAATTCAAAATGGTCGAAAAATATTCGAATACACCAACCGATGTGTCGATTGGTTTCGATAGTACTGAATCTGTAATCAATGTTTTTACTGATTCATCGCTTTACGATAATGCTCAAGGTTTTCTTAATTCTTCAGCACCAGGCGCAGATAGACTAAAGCTTACCCCCGTCCTAGTTGTCAAAACTGATGCTCAAGAATTGACAGCTGCGAACTATTTTCCTCTCGTTAGATTCTCAGAAGGGAATCCATATCTACAGAATAAACTAACTCAATACAATAAACTCGGCGATATGATTGCCGAACGAACTTATGAAGAATCAGGGAACTACGTTCTTGATGAGTTTAATGCTGCGACTAAATCAACTCCAGCATTTGCAGATTCTAACACTAATTTCTCATACGTAATTGATCCAGGCCATGCGTATATCAACGGTTATCGTGTACAAACAGAAACTAATTTCACGAAGAATGTAGCAAAAGGCACTGAAACAGAAACAGCAAATAATCAAGGCATCGATCTTAACTATGCTAACTATGTCGTTGTAAATGAAGTAGCTGGTGCACATGTCTTTACTTCAGGACAAACAGTGCAGTTGACGATGTCGCATTCTAAATTTATCACACTGCACGGTCCAAATAGTAACACTGTAATTAGTTCAATGGGCGGATCTAGCATCGGTACAGCAAGAGTACGCAGTATGCTGTATGAATCTGGAATACAAGGGACTGC